TGACGACTTGGTTGACAGTATGACTCAAGCCGTTATGAGATTCAGGCAAGGGGGTCTTATACCTCATCCTGAAGACTATAAGGATGAGAATATAGTACAAACTAAGAGGGTATACTACTAATGGTTAAAAAAAGAGCAGAATTAATATTTCAATTCCTACAAGCAGCTAGAAATCTTGTAAAAAATAAAAATGTAACAAAAGATCAAATTATTGCTTTTGCAAAACGGCAGTTTGGTGAAATAGATGATTTTTTTAAATTACAAATAGATAATTTATTTAGAAAACCTAAAGTTGTTTCACCAGTTGAGGAAGCGTATAAAAAACAACGTAGAAGATTAGAAGGATATCTTGGTAGTTTAGACAGGAATGCTCCTGATTTTCAAGAAGCTGCAAACATTACAATTAAAAAACTTGAGAAACTTGAAAGAGATTATAAAGCAGGTAAGTTTGTGCCTGAAGGACAAGCTGATGTGGTATCTATTGAAAAAGTTATTGATGAAAAAGAAGGTGACGACTTTATAGATTTTGTAAGAAAGCAAGGAGACGAAGAAGGTGCAAATAAAATACAAAAAGAAGTAGACAGACTTAATAAAGCAATAGACGAAGCTGAAGTTTCAGGCACGGCTAAAGAAATAGTTAAAAAAAGAACTGACGATATAGCTACGGGCGAGCTTGATTCAGGAACGGGCATCGAGAGTCTAGGAACGAGCATTAAGAAAATAAAAGAAACAGCTGATGAGATGAAAAAAAGTCAACTTACTCCTGAAAGTATATTTAAAGATTTTGTACAAGGTCAATCAAAGATGAGAGATTTGCGTAGAGAAGGACAAGTTAGAACTGCTGTAAGATGGTTTATGAAACAAGAAATGGACGCAGGTAGATTGAAATTAAAAGACATTGATAAAGAAGCACTTGAAGTTTATGGACAGACAAAAGCATCTGATCCAATAGAAATATTTAGAAGATACTACGGTGAAAGTGCTTTAGATGCTGCTGATGAGGTAGCTGATGTGTTTGATCGAGGTGAAACTTTTAATCACTATGGACAATTGTTAAGAGAAAACGTTGATTCAAAAATTTTAACTCCTAAAACAAAAGGACTTGGTGAGTATGATCAAAGCTTTATTGATGCAGAACGAATTGCAAAAGAAGCAGAACAAGATGCTAAGAACTTAAAAATACTGGAAGAGTTTGATCCAACAGATAGAACTAAAAACGCCGACGGTGGCTTAATCGATATACTGAAACTATAATGAAGATTCACGAATACAATGAGATGATGTCGTATCTTACGCGTCCGGCTATGGCGTATGGTGGAAGAATTAATTTTGGAAAAGGTGGAAAAGGTGCGAGTAAAGCTCCGGTATTAACTTGGGAAAATTTAACTAAAGACCCTTTATTTGAACAATTTTGGAAAGAAGAAATAGATATTGCTAATAATCCTTCATCTAATTCTAAAAGATATAAAAACGCTGAAATTTATTTTAAAGATTTAAAAAGAGTAATAGATAAATATAAAACAAACGATCCAGAAACAATTTTTAATAATTTTCGTGCAGAAACAAGAGACACTGAATCTATAATGAGAAGACCTAATTTTGAAAAAAATATTGGAAGAACTCCATTACTAACAAGCAGAAATCATGTGGATAATCTTGTAAGAAAATTTAAAAATGTTTGGAAAACAGACGTTTCACCAACAGGACAAAAACTACTTAACATTGAAGAGTTTGCAGAAAAAATTGGTTATGGAGAAAAACAACTTAGAAAAATGCTTGCTGCCAGAACACTTGATTATCCAGCTCCTGTAGATAGATTTACCCTAAGAGGCATTGAAACAGCTTCTAACATTCACGCATCTCAAAAATTTTTTAAATCATTAGAAGACGCTGGAATAAAAGTTACTTTTCCTAAAGATGTAGGAAGAGGATTTCGAGGGGTTAAAGGAGGAATGGAACGACTTGCTGGTAAAATTAGAATTGAAGCAACTCCTGAACAAATAGAAAAATTTAAACTACCTTTTGCTAAAATGGGTAAAGATTTTTTTGATATTTCACCTGATGATCCTCTAAGGGCGACAAAACAAAAAGACTTTTATAGTTCTCTTTCTAAAGATAGTGCCGAATATAAAAAGTTTGGGTACTCTAAAGACAAGACTGCTGTTTTAAGACTTAAAAAAGCATTAAATAATACCTTAAGAGCAATGTCTACAGATAAACTTGTAAAATTTATTAATAAAAATCCTAAATTAAAACATATTGTTGAAATGACGTTTAATCCTAAAACTTTAAAATTTGAAAGAGCACCAGTAGAAGATTTAGCAAAAGCGGGTGTTTTAGATAATTATAAACAACAAGGATTTTTCGAAGTAGATCATATTATGGGTAGATCCACAGTAGAATATGACCCAGCGACTCGAAAACTTTTAAGTGGTTTAAATTTAGAATATCCTAAAAATTTATATATTATTCCTAAAGGGTTAAATCAAAGTACTAAACAAATTGTAGAAAATTTTGTAGCAGCTAATCCTGATGCTGTACGACCTGGTTCTAATTCTCCTTTAACCTCAGTTATAAAAAATATAGATAAAACTTTTAAAGATGCAGGTCTTTCATATTGGGATAGAGTTAATAATATATATAGAGGAGCGGAGCCTAGCGCAAGCGCTGTGGGAACATCTCATTTAGGGTTAGAAAATGAAATAGAAAAAATACTTTCTAATAAAAAAACTTTTATAGATAATAGTGGAGTTGAAAGAAGAATCATTGATAATGGGGACAAATTAATTGAATCACTTAAAAAACTTGCTGAAATTAGAGGAGAAAGTGCAGACACTATTCAAAAACATGAAAAATTAATTAGAAACTCTATCAAGAATGTTCCAACAGGAAAAGGAAAAGTAGCTGCAGGTATCGCAGTTGGAGTTTTAGCACCTGTTCTTACTGGACTTGGTATAGATCAAGTTGAAGCAGCTGAACCAGGACAAATGCCTCAAGGTTCTCCTGGACAATTAAGTGAAGATCAAGGATTAAGTTTACAAGACAAAGCAGCTCTTGGAACTGTAGCAGTAGCTGGTGCAAAGCCAGCTTGGAAGTATGCACTAAAACCAGCGCTTAAAATTATGGGTTCACCAGCCGCTGGATTAGCGTTTGGAGGATGGTCTTTTGTTGATAAGTTTAATGCTAGTAAAGCTGAGACTGAAGAAGGTAAAGTTTATGATGCTCTTACTGAAGGAATAAAATTAGGAGAAGGAGAAGATGAAAAAGAAATATTAGGATCTCAAGTAGGAATGGAACTTTTGTTTCCAGAAGTTGTAAAACGAGGTGCAAAAAAATTAGGTGTAGAATTTTCAAAAAAAGGTGCACAAAATGCTTTAGCAGCGTTGGGTAGATTTGCTCTTAATCCAATTGGAAGAGCGGCAAGTATTATGACCCCAACTGGATTAACTTTAAATGCAGCAGCTGTTGCAAAAAGATATTACGATTTTGCAAAAGATGAAATGGAAAGATTAGAGCAGATGAAACCTGAAGAAAGAAAAGCATATAATGAAATGTTAATGGATGAAACATATAGTGCAGACGCAGGAGATTATTATACATCAGAAGATGTTCTTGCTGGAAAACCAGTTGGATATAATCAAGGCGGCCGTGTAGGTTTTGACGAAGGATCAAAACCAAAGAGTCCAGGTAGAAGAGTTTTCTTAAAAGGTATAACTGCTCTTGCAGCATTACCTCTTGTTGGAAGATTTTTTAAAATGGGAGAAGTTTTAGAAAGAGCTCAACCTTACTTAGGACCAACAGTAGAAAAAATTAAAGGCATGCCAGAATGGTTTCCTGCTCTTGTTAAAAAACTTTATAACGAAGGTGAAGATGTAACTAAACAAATGTCTTTTAAAGATAGACAAATTGTAAAAAGAGGTGAACTTGAAGGTGGTGATAAGGTGGATATGTATTACGATCTAGATACTGGAAATGTAAATATAGATGTAACTCCTAAAAAAGGAGGATATGAAACAACAAGTGGAGCTTATAACAAAGAATATTCTTTAGAGTATACAAAAGGTCAAGCAGATGAAATGACAAAAGGTAAAAAACCACCTGATGAATTTGGTGTTGCTGAAATAGAAGGAAGAATGGATCAACAAGCTATGGACGTAGATTGGGAAGGTAAGATGACAACCGTAGATGATGCACTAACTGATTTAACAGAACTTGAAGCATTTGCTAAAAATAAAACAACTACACAAATTCATAAGAAGAAAAAGACTAAGCCAAAAGACGTATTTCCTGATTATGATTATAATCCACTTGATGACTATTAAAAAACTAACAACCACAATACCCCCTAAAAGAGGACCTAATCCACAAGGGTTGAATATTCCTACAAAACAGGGTAAAACAATAACATCGGAGAAAACAAATGGCAGATATAGACAAAGCTTTACCAAACGTAAAGCAAACACTAAATATTCCTAATCCTGAAGAGGTAGCAGTAGCTGAACAAGAAGTTCAACAGGATGTTGAAAATCCAATTGATGTTCAACAAAATGAAGATGGTAGTGTAGATATAAATTTTGATCCTATGGCGATGAACCCAGGTCAAGATCAAGGTCATTATGCCAACTTAGCAGAATTATTGCCAGATGATGTTTTAGATAGACTAGGTAGTCAACTTCATCAAAATTATACAGATTATAAAACTTCAAGAAAAGATTGGGAAAGATCGTACACACAAGGTTTAGATTTATTAGGATTTAATTATGATGATAGATCAGAACCATTCAAAGGAGCATCTGGTGCAACTCACCCAGTGCTTGCTGAAGCTGTAACACAGTTTCAAGCTTTAGCTTACAAAGAATTATTACCTGCAGAAGGACCAGTTAGAACTCAAATACTTGGTTTACCTACACCTGACAAAGAAGCTCAATCACAAAGAGTTAAAAATTTTATGAACTATCAACTTATGGATCAAATGAAAGAATACGAGCCAGAGTTTGATCAAATGTTATTTAATTTACCATTAGCAGGTTCTACATTTAAAAAAGTTTACTATGATGAACTTATGCAAAGAGCAGTTTCTAAATTTGTTCCTGCAGATGATTTAGTTGTACCATATACAGCGACTTCACTAGATGATTGTGAGTCTATTATTCATATGGTTAGAATGACAGAGAATGAATTAAGAAAACAACAAGTAGGTGGTTTTTATAGAGACATAGAAGTTAATCCAACTTATTTAAATGAAACAGAAGCAGAGAAAAAAGAAAGATCATTAGAAGGTGTTTCTAAAGGTAGAGACGATAGAATGTTTACTATTTTAGAATGCCATGTTGATTTAGATTTAGAAGGTTTTGAAGATGTTGGACAAGAGGGAGAACCTACAGGAATTAAAATACCTTACATTGTAACTGTTGAAGAAGGCACAAGAAAAATTTTATCTATTAGAAGAAATTATGAAATTGGTGATCCATTAAAAAAGAAAATTAATTATTTTGTTCACTTTAAATTTTTACCAGGACTTGGTTTTTATGGTTTTGGTTTAATACATATGATTGGTG